CGCCCTGACTTTACTGACCGTCCGTTACCAGACGCGGGAGCAACGGTTTGGGCGTTGGACCGTTTCTCCTTAAACTTTTGAGGCATTTCCTTACGCATACGCAAGTCGATTTCTTTATAGTAATCGTCCGATGCAGGATCAAATCCCTCTTCTAAAACCAATTCTTCATGAATTGCTTGAGCGGTTCGTGTCATAATACGATCACTGCCGAACCAATTATTTTTACCCAACCAGCTATCTAATTTAGGATCACGGGGAGGGGCTTCCTGTTGCGCAGGCGCTTGCTGTGCTTGCCTATCTTGCGCGACTTTTTGTTGTTGCTGTTGTTGCTGCTTTTGACGCTCAAGCTGACCTTTTTGATTGCGAACCTTTTCTTTGGCTACTGCAATTTGGGCGAGAGCTTGTTGAGCTTTAGCAGCGCGATCATAATCACCAGCTTCACTAGCTTCAGAGTATGCGCGAGTGGCTTGAGCTTCTTGTGCCTTTAAACGGCCTTCAGCCTCATTGTTATATCCTGCGCTGACTTGCTGGAGGCGAGTCTTCATTGACTCGTTCTCTTGCTGTACTTTCTGAGCATACTGAAGTGCCGCTTGAGCTTCTTCAGAGGCTTGCTTACGTTTCGCAGTTAACTGATTAATTCTTCGCTGAACTGATTCACTATAATTTTCTAGCTCATCATCTCCAGAAGACTTACTACGAACATTTGTTCGGGTTTCTTCGTCATCACTTGATGATGATTCAGTATCTTCTACTTGATCATCTTCAACTTCAACGGAAGTACCCTTTTCAAACTCTTCATCTTCTCTAATGTCTTCAGACATAATTAATTTCCTTGCTCTCAATTGACTTATACATAAGAAATGTCCTTCGGGTCAAGGATTGTTGAGATAATATTATCGTCATTTATAATACGAACCTCAAGTCCTTCCACTTTGAACCTATTTCCACTATATCTTCCTATAAGAACCCAACTTTTCTCAGAACACCAAGCACCACTTGGGAACTTCTGGGGGTCACTGTAGGCGTCTGGTCCCAATTTCACAACATAAGCTGCTACAGTGGCAAAGGATTCACGTTCACGAACTGCATCGGGAACAATAATACCACCCTTTGTTTTCTCGCTGGGATAATAAGGAATGATGAGAACACGGTAGCCTGTTGGCTGTGGTAATCTCTCTAAAGATGATTGCTCCATATCAGAGGGATCATCCGCGTTTTTGTCTTTGGCACTTTTGCCAAAAGCATTTTCTATTGGTTTGGGAATGTCTGAAACATTCTTAACTGCCTTTGCCGTTGCTCTAGCAACGTGTTCTGGCACAAATAACTTCTTAGTCATCCGCGTACTCTATACCTTTCATCGCGGCTTTGAGTTCTTCCTCAACGTAGGCCATGCCGCGTATTTCGCCTACTATAAACCGATACTCGTCAAATGCTTGTATCGAACCGTCCGCTAACCTGTCTTTTAGACGGGCATCGCGCTCTCGTATGCTTTTATACAGATATTCTGCTAAATGTAGTGCATCCATACCACATATAGTATAAAACTATACGGGAATTACAAGTACAAATACCAGAAAATCACAAAATACCTTGGAATCTCTGGGGTCTGGCTATTTTGCTAAACCTAGTTAGATTTTTTGGAGGTTGTTTTTTTCTTTGAAGAATTTTTCTTTTTGGCTTTTGGTTTTTTAGTCCACGCTTCGTTTTCGGGAGTGGCTGGATCATCTGAAATAAAGTGTCCGTTTTCATCTCGCGCCCTCACTTCTTCAACAACTTCAACAACTGCTTCTACAACAGGTTCTGCTATGACAGTTCCACGCTTCGCTGCACGAATTTGTTCAACCATCTTATCTCTTACTGATCCCATATCCTTATTCCTTCATGCTTGAGTTTAGAGCCGCAATATCTCGCTGTGTTTGAATGCGATCCTCTGCAATTCTTGTTTTATCGGCTAATGCCGCTTCTGAAACGTCAATCCTCTGTTGCGCAGTTAGAACATCGTTTTGTTCTTTCTCACGATCAAATTCTTGCTTGGCTTCAAATTCTGTTTGTTTGCGCTGTAAATCAGCGGCCTTTATCTGAAGCTCTTGGTTTCTAATATCAACAAGAGGGTCAGACTGTTCAGGTGGCGTAACCGCCTGCACAAGCTCTTCCGTTAGATCAGCAATGATTTGTGCCGCAAGAGCGTCGATCTGTGGCTTAAACTGAGCCATAGGATCAGGCGGAGGTTGCTGACCTTGAGGACCACCCATTTGCATTTGCTGTTGAGCCATTTGCATTTGTTGTTGCATCATCTGCATTTGCTCTGGCGGAATCTGAGACATAACTTCCTGCTGTGCCTGCGCTTCAGCTAGTAGACCAATATGCTCCTGTATGTGGCCTTGTAGAGCCATAATAGCCTGTTGGTTAAGTTGCATCGCAGGAGTAGACATAACAGCCATGTGAGCCTCTATGTGAGCCTCGTGATCCTGTTCTGGGAAAGCCTGCAAAGGAGCGCCCATCAGAGCGTTCTGGTTTTCCTTAGATGGATTAACTGGAGGTGGAGGGGGCGGGGGAGGAGGCAGAATGCCATCAATGTTAGTTACGCCCAACGCTTCGTACATCTTACGATACGCCTGATATAAACCCTGTGGGCCACCGTGTATCTGTGGATTAGATTGAACCAACTGCAACTCTGTTTGTGCCAATGCAATGCGCTGGGACATAGAGAAGATGTTGGGATCGGAAACAGGTAAAACATCTACACGAGCATCAAAATCTTGTGAGAAGATTTCAGGTCCCATCTGCATATCTGCGGTGTATGGGTACATCTGCACTGTCTCAGAGAAAATCTTAGACAAGAGCTTAAATTCAATTCGCTGAGAATAATGCAGACGCTTATGAATTGCAGACATAACCTTAGTGCCACGCTCCATAATCGCCATAGTCGTGCCGACAGGTGTATCTCCACCCATCTCACCAACCTTCATGTCAGCCATAGATGCAAATCTACGTCCAGCGTCTACAAGTGTGCCAAGGAGGTTATAAAGAGTCCCTGAAGGCTCCTTGAAGGGGAGGGGCATCAAAGAGCCTTGCAGGGTCCCTCCAACCACATCAATATCGCGGAACTCACCCGGTTGAAGGGGAGAATCTTCATCGCGGATACGAGCGCCACGGGCTTTAAAGCCTGCTGGTAGGTTGGAGAGCGTTCCTGCATCAATAAGCTGGCGCAGTATAGATGTTGAAGCCTGTGCTAATCCACCAATCATATGCGTTAAGCCCAAGCCGTAAAATCCTAAACCCGGAAGAAACTTATAGTGTACGAAATATTGCTTCGCACGCTTCATAGGGTCCACTGGATCATAACTTCTGCGAATAGATAAAACATCATTGGAATCTGCAATAACAGTTACAATGTAAGGCAACTTTAAACCTGTAGGCTCTCCATCAGGTCCTAAGTCCTCAAAGCCTTCAATGTCCAAAGATGTATGTACTTCATACAGTGTAAGTTCTTCAGAAGGGCCAGAAGGATGAACGCCTTGAACGTCATCAATCGACTCTTCAATCTCTCCCATAGAGGAGTCATCGCCATCTGAGTAATTTGGAAGATCAATATCACGATAAAATCCTGCGAGTTGCAACTTGCGAATCTCATTAGAATCCATTGTCAAACGGTGCGTAATGCGAGGCGAGGATACAAAATCAGAAGCGCCATAAGGCACAATGATGTCTTCAGCGTGAATAAATTTACTAACAGCGCGACCCTTCAAAGGATCAAAATAAACTTTTTTAAATGTAGAACCAATCACAGGGAGATAAAACAACATCTGATCCATCTCTGGATCGTACTCTTCCATCTCGTAAGTGATCATATAATTCATATAATCTTTTACGCGTTCAGCCTGTTTAACAAGCATTTCGTTCTGTGCGCCAACAACCTGTGATCTAACAGGTCCAGTAGACGGTAACATCTCACGGTATGCTTGAGCTTGGAACTGTGTAACGCTCTCAGCAAGTAATGGGTGGATAACGCCAGAAGAACCCTCAAAGGGTTCGCTGCGCTCTTCAGTCTTCATTCCAAGAAACTCAAGACCTTTTTTATATGTATCTTCCCAATCTTCACGAGCGGATAAATCATCTTCAATAGAGCCAACAAGGTCAGAGGAAATATCGTTTAAATCTCCCTCGTCCATAACATCAGCTAAGTTACCTTCAAATTCAATTTCTTCTACAGGTTCTTTTTCTTCCTCATACTCTCCAACAATAGCACTACCGTCATCAAATTCAGTAAGACCCGGATTCGCAGGAAGCTGAGGTATTTCTAAAATACGAGTGTTGTCTTCGACTACAGGCTCGTCAGGTAGACCACCAGCACCTAGTCCTTGTTCAATAGCCATTTGAGACTCCTGTTATAATGTCACTGACGTAATTTTGCAGCGACTTAATCTTCTTCAACATCAATTACCGAACCACAAGTAGGACAGGTGATAACGATTTCTTCTGATTCTTCCTCGTCAACGACATCTTCAACGATTAAAACCTCATCTTCAGGCATCTCGTATTCTGGCATCTCATCATAAGGTAGATGAATGTCTATGGTTACTTTGGGCATCACTTCACCCCAGAAAACTTAGTGCCACGAAGAGCCGCGCCACCACCGCGAGAATTACCCGCTTTGGTTCCACCTTTTTTAGACGCTTTGTGAGGCTCAACGTAGCTCTCATCCATAACGCCATCTATTTCCACGCTACCACCATCGGCAAAATAACCCATTTTATTGCGAACTTCTTTAGGAAGTTTTTTAAGACCAACCTGACTGTCACTAGGATTTTTCATTATTTTATTCCTTTATATTTGCCGCCGCGTCCTTTCATGACACAGCCTTTTTTGGGTTTTCTTTTACGAACTGCACCACCATTCTTCATCATAGACGGGGGTGGGAATGCTTTGCGTTCTTCAGCATCTCTTACGCGATTTTGTTGCTTTATCATTTGCTCAAGCATTTTAATTTGTGCAGGAGAAAGTTCCATGTCACCGCCACCAACACCTTTACCTACAGGTGGTATGCGACCCATCATTCCTTTAATTCTTTCTCTATCAGCATCTGAAATGGTTTTACCAGCTTCGCCTAAACCCCTTGGACGCCTTGGAGGACGCGGAGATGTCATAGGAGCGGATGGACTGCTGCCCATCGCTTCCATCAAGGCTCTCATAATTGCTTCTTTTTGTGCCATAACAGCCTCCTAATAATATTCGCGTTTGCGGCGGTATAACGCCATTTCATCTTCATCGTCATAATCAGTTGGCGTGGTGATAAAACCACCTTGCCTAAACCGTAGTATAGCCTGAGTCATCGAATCCGCCAAGTCATCATGTTCACCATTCGGAAATGCTGCACATTCCTCCATAACTTCATCAGCAAAGTTTGTCTCAGGATACCAAACCATGCCACTTTCAAACACAGGGGCGCACGCGTGCATTCGCGTAAATTTATCTGCACCCCTACTTGGAGTAAAAGGCGTTACAGGTATGCCCATCCTGCGCAATTCCTGCGTTAATGGCATCCCACTGGCCTTTTGCTCTACAAGTACCATATCAGGTTCGTACAATTTATACAATTCTTGTGCTTGTTCCTTTAATTCAGGGAACTCCCATCTACCCCTAACAGCATCTAAAAGAACAATATGATCCTCATCTGTCTGTTCTTGGTTAAATATACCCCAAGTCGTAATAGCACTGTAATCAGCCCTGTCAGACTTACTAAACGCAGTATCGTAACTCTGAATGATATAGCTGCAAGGAGGAGGATCGTCCTTCTCCCACTTCTGCCACCACTCGCGTTTAATAATCGCACCCTCTTCAGCAGTAGGGTTCTGCATATACTGAGAGTTCCACTTGGCAACAGGAATAGAAGCCTTGACGCCTTCTAACTCATCCAAGCTCCAATACTCAGGCCACAAAGGATTACCAGATGGCATAATCGCAGGGAACTCAACAATCTCCCATTGATCCGCACCCTTCTCACTCTGCTTTTGCAAAACCTTCGCAGTCAGGTCACGAATACTCCAACGGGTCATAACAATAATAATTGAACCGCCGGGCTGTAAACGCTGCCTTGGACCAGAAGTGTACCACTCATAGATATTGTCCAAAGCAGTAGTGCT